GATACACAAGAAATAAAAGAGTTAAAAGCTTTTATAACAGACAAGTTTATTGATGAAAAACTAACAGAGTTTTTTAGTAGAAAGCCTTATGAGGATATGAACAACAAAGAAAAGTTAGCTATTATGAGTTTAATTGCTAGAAAAAAGAAGATGAGAATTAGTGCTAGAGCTTAGTCTTTTAATATTAGTTAATATAATAGGTGCTATGATAATGTATGCTATATTTTCTTAATCCATTGCTGGAATATCATCGTCATCTTTATAGATACTACGAGTAAACTTTTCACCTAAGGCTCTTGAGCCTGGAATAACCCACCCTGCAGTTAAAGGAGATAAAGCATTTTGAAAGTGCTTTTCTTTTTCATTAGCTGAACCAAACATACTTAATGCTACATCCATACCCCAGTTAGGTAAGAATCCAAATGCAGTTCTTCTAAAATAATGAGTCCATGCTTTATCAGCATCATCTTCATCCCAACCTCCAGCAGCTAGATTAATCATCATAATAGGAATTGCAAATACCCACGATAATAAATCAGAAGAACCACTACCTAATGTTCTACCAAAAGTATTTTTCATAATAGAGCCAACTATAGGAGTCTTTCTAAGCATTGCTCTTAAAGGTATAGGTCCTAATAACATCAAATCAAATAAGAAAGTTAATGCTCCTTGCCATGTGATAAAGGCTCGTAGCTGTGCAACTTCTGGATTAGATGCTCTAAGTGTTCTTTCTTTTTGACTATACATTAGTTTAAATAATTTACCTACATTGCCAAACCTTGCTTTAATACTTTTGTCGTTAAAATCTTCTACAACAGAAGTATAAGCATTAGCAATAACATCCCAATCTCTAGACCATTTTTGATGTGACCATATTTTAAATTTACCCATCTGTGGTCCTAGTCCACTATAACTAAAACTACCAATACCACCTTTTGATAATTCAAAATTACTAAATTCAGAATATGTTTTGCCTATTTCTATAGCCATATTAATTTCTTTAGTGCTCCATATAAGCTTACCATCTTTATCCGTATCCCAAGGATTTCCTTTTGGAAGCATGTTCATATTTTGTGCATGATGTACGCCTATAATAAAACTAAGCGTTCTAACAAATTGTTCTGATTGTGCCATTGTTAATCGCAATGTTTTACTAGCATTGCCATAAACCTGCATCACTTCCTTTGTTAATCTTTTAGTTCCTGACTTATTAAATAAATTCATAGTAGATGCCAATATAGCTTGGCCTTGCTTATCTCTAGGTCCTTTTCTTAAAGATTCTCTAATACCTATTTCTTTTGTAATAGCCCAGTTAGATAAATCATTAACAACTTGTAGTCGTTTACGTTGTCTTAAATCTTTTAACCTAGATTGTACTCTTTCTTTTTTAGGAATATTTTCCATTTGTTCTTGAACAGCTATATTAAGAGCAGCAGATTCTTTTAATACTTCATCTATAGATTCTCTCATTTCTTTTTCAGCTACTTCTTGAGATACACCTTTCTCTCTTTTAACCCAATATCTTAATTGTATAGCGTTAATTTCTTCAGCTAATTCTTGTTCTATTTTTGTTTTTGCAGCTGTTTGTACTAATGCAGCACTAAAATAATCTGTAAAATCAATAATACCAGATTTCTTTATTAATGCATCCCACTCTTTTTTATTAGCTCTCCAAGCATTCCAACCTCTTCTGCTTCTTTGCCATCCATAATCAATAAGATTTTGTATTGCAGCACTATAGTTTGTTACAGCAGATGTAGGTTTTCTTAAAAACATAGCAGTTAATGCATTATTCATCATACGAGTATAGTGATTTACTTGTTCTGGTGTAGTTGAGATACCTATTTTTTTAAAGTAACCAGACAATGCAGTAGAATCATAATTCCAGTATGCAAATCCAGATTCAATATCAGCTCTATTAAAAGGCAGTTTATATAAATTAGTTACAATATCTTTTACTTCTTGACTTTCTGATGTATCATAAGCTTTTAACATAGCAGCTGTTAATTTATTTCTTTCTATTTGACCAAAGATATGCCTTAAATAATCTCTATATACAGCACTATCTGTTCTCATATATAAATCATTCATAGCACCAGTTAATTGCTTGCTGTATTTATTATGCCTAATTGGAGTAATTAAAGTATCGGTAACTTTATCTTCTACCATATTATCCATTATATCTAATACTTCAAGATTAGAAGTTAATGCTTCAGTTTCACTTTCTATATTAGTTTTAAGCTCTTGCATTTTAGATACATCTTCAATATTCTTATTAGGTTTAGCTTTTAATGCTTCAAACTGTGCTGTAAGATTTTCAATACCTTTTTCTCTTCTTTCAATTAATCTTTCCCATTCATCTCTTCTAGTATCAGGAGTATATAAAGAAGGGTAATGCATCTTTTGATATCGAGGTTGGTAATCTACACCTTCTACTTCAGTTATATTAAAGTATCCTTCAAATACATCATTTAAATATGCATGCATTTCTTGTTTAGCTTTAGGTAATGATGCAAGTATAGATTCAGCCCCTTTACTATCAGGATTATTAAATAAAACAGATAATTGTTTTCTATCTAATCCATAAAGTTTTTGTAACATATCAAGGATACCATCGTTTCTTGAATTTGATACTGAGTTTTTAAAGTCTACCTGCATTGCTTTAAATACTTTATCATCTATTTTTCTAAACTGATGTACAAGTCCTTTATTACTTCGTTTAAATTTTCCATTCGTACCAAAGACTTGCTGTTCAAATATAGCATCTCCTTTTAAAGCAACAAGCTTGCCATTTGAAACAACCTTCTTACCT